GGCTTCCGCTGGTGCAGCGGCTTCAACGGCATCGGTGGTGGCCTCCGGGGTAGCCGTCTCTTCGACAGCGCCTTCGGTCATTTCTTCGGACATCTATAGTTCCTCTATGTTGTTAATATCGGCGTATAACGCTGCCTTGATGCGGGCAGCGATCTCTCGTTTTCCAGCCCAACGCTGGAGTTCGTTGTTGTCGATCGGCGGTACACGGCCGTCGTCATCGGCGACGTCGTATTCGCCACACCAGCTCATCAGCATGAACAGCACACGTTTCCCGAGATACGGATCATCGAGGAACAGTTTGCGAAAATCCCTCGCAACATCGGCCGGTCCGTGACGTTGTAAGTCGAGCGACGTGACGAGCTGTTGGTGAAAGTCCTCGAGGTCGGGTTCGAGGGGCATCGTCTTAGCCTCCACCTACCAATCCCTGCAGTTGTTCGGCCGCCTCCGGCGGGATCATCCCACCTTCTGGCGATGCTGCGTCGGTCACCGCGGCTTGCTGCATGATCGGAGCAACCCGCTCCAAAGTCTGCATTTGCTGCTCGGCCGCCATCTGTTGGGCCCGTTGTTCGGCCTCTTGCGCGACGACCATGTCGTCCTTGATCAATTCGTGCGGGAAGTCGTTCGCTTTGGCGAGGTATTTGGCATACTGATCGAAGTCGTAACGATCCATAACCTCGGGGCGGATCTGTCCGATCTGCAAAACCTTGTCCATTGTCTGTGTGACATACGCCTCTTCAATCTGTTGTTTTGCGCGCTCAACGGGCGAGGCAAATCGGAACTGAACCTCACTCCCGAGCAGCACCTCGGGGATCGTCTCTGGCGGACCAAACGCGCCCTTGCGGAGTAGGATATTGAAGGCGCGCTCGACCGCGGGGCCGTTGTACGATCCTTCGAGGGATCCGAACACACTTCCAATCTCTTGTACGAAGGATTCACGCCGGGTCTGGACTTCGGTAGCCGTCATTTGCGGACCGTCGATCGGTAAACTTAGGATATTCTTGAAGAAAATTTGCATGATCGCTTCGCGTTCTGCGCGTTGAGCATCGAGCCCCCAGGGAATCTGTGCCGAGCTGTCCATCTGTTGGAACGGCTTGGAGAGGCCGAGGTTTCTTATTGCCTTAGCGTCATAATAAGAAACCCCGCCAGGCCGGAGCTGCGGGGCGTTCACCATACTATCGGAGGGTAGCAGCCACGGCGGATCGACGGCCCGGTGTAGGGCCCGAAGCATTGTCTTGCCCATCTGGTTCAATGTCAGAACGCTTGGCAATGCCATGGTGCCCGGCCCCCGACCAAAGCCAGTGCCGCCCTCGTCCGATCGCGTATCCCATCTCGGGATGAAGAACGGCATCTCCATGAAGCCGCTTTCTTCAACAATGTGCTCACTATCGACATCGATCACGACCGACGCGTACGGCATGTCGGTGTTCGCCTTGCTGGCGGGATCGAATTCAAACCGTTCGGACACGTGCCACACAAATTCAGATTTCTCGTCACGCTGCTTTGCTTTTGGTTGACGCAGACGCTCGAGCGTCTTGGAGCCTAGGTTATCAACCCCAAACAACATGGCCGCCTGCCTCGGTGTCATCATTTCCGAAATGTACACGCCGATGACATTGTTCACGGCATCGACATCCAGATGAACTTTATTGAGATGGAATGCTTTGAACTGAATGCCGCTCATATCCGGGCGAAGCCCAATGAACCCGCAACCTGTCCCAAACGTCACGAGATCGTCGTCAACCTCGCCAGTGGTGTTGATGAAGTTCGATGCTGGATTGTAGAGGTGTTTCCAGAGGATCTCTTCCGCGTGATCGATCCATGCCTTGACTTCATTGTCTTCGAGCAGTCGGTCATCCTCGGGTACGATATTGTACCAGTACCCCGACGACGTTGTCTTGGGGCGCAGCATTCCGCTGATTGCATTTACCAAACTACGTTTGGCCACGAGCGGCTGGGTGTCGTAGATGTGCGTCTGTTTTCGCGAATAGTTTTGACTGGCCGTAAATCCACAGCGCTCGGGTGAGAGCACCTCGGCAATCTCTTCGAAGAGTTGATTAACCTGGCTGCGCGCCGACTTGCGGGCCTTATAGCCGTCGATCACCTGTTTAACGCGTTCGGTTGTCATGAGCTATCCACCTAAAAGAGACGCGCGTTGAACACGACCAACCCCACCGACCGATCGGTTTCGATTGGTCTGGTTTCGCGGCTCAACTGACTGCGTTGTCTGCGGTAAAGTCGACGCCCCGATCGTGCCTTGCCTCGTTGACGTGTTGGGGGCGCTACGTGCGGCTTGTTGTGTTTCTGCCGAACGGTTAAGAATCGTATCGAGATCCGACTTCAGCGCAGCATTTTCTACTGTCGTTCCGAGAATCGCATTCCCTGCTACACGTCCCACGGCTGCGTTACGTTCTTTGGTAAGGGGTTGACCGGACTCGTCTTGAAAGTCCATGGCCCCTGATTTGGCAAGCTCTCCAAAGCCCGAATTAAATTTGCCCATGCTAGTCGCCTAATAGTGCCTTACGCTGAATGGTTCCAAGGCCGAGACTGTTGTCGGCAGGCGCGCCCGTTCCGCGGGGACTGCCTTCGTTAATCGTCGATCCGAGCCCGGAACGCGTTCTTGCGAGGCGGCTTGCCTCTTCCTTCTTCTCTTTACTTTGAGGTTCTTCTCCTTTCTTTGGGACAGGCGGTGGTGGTGGCGGTAGTTGTGGGGCGCTCGGTGAAAGTTTACCCATGCGTAGATCCTCCTATTAAATTGGCTGCGAGCACAGGGCCGACCGCTTCGAACCCGTGTAGTTTCATCAATCGAACGAATAGAATCTGTTCGGCCTTCGTGAGCCCGGCCGTAGCTGTGCTGAAAACATGCGAGCAGTTGCGGACGTTCGCCCAGCTCAAGATGTCCTCGACCACAACCTTGGAGACGTCGGCCCGTCGGTGTTCCTTGACGACCCAGAACTTACAAACGTAACACAGCGGCTGCGTGTGAAATTCCCACGACGTCGCAACGAAGGCGCCACCGACGGGCACCCCGTCCCGTTCGACCATGAGGATGTCCGACGTGTCGCTCTCGATCAGCCAAGTTAGATACGTCCGACCAATGTCCCACGACCAGGACAAGTTCCAGTCGCTTTCGGCATTCATTTTCTGTGCGCCATCAAGAATGAACTCAATGTCTTGTGACGTTGCCACGCGCGATTTAATCATCCGTACCGCAGCTCATCATACCCCATCTCAGGAGCGGGTGTGCTTCCAACACTGGGGCGGCCGCGCGATCGTGCGCGTGGTCCGACATCCAGGTCGCCCGCGTTCCATGCGTAGACAACCGCGTCACCGCGATCGGGTGATCGTCCCAGGCGTTTGATGATGTCCTGCTTGCCCTCCACGTAAATCTTTGGTGGCTGACCTGGTCGCACGCTGTAAGTCGGTGCCGTCAAGTCAGCTTGTAGCTTTGGATCGGTCGGCAGCGCGATATTAAACCCGTAGTCTGGATCGAGCGCTTCACGTAAGCGCCACCACATCTCCGATCGATGATTGTAGAACGCGAAGTTTCCGTCGCGCGTATGTCCTGTTGCCTTCTCCGCTCCGTTCATGGCCTCGAATGGCAGGCCTGCATTCTTCAACGCGGTCTCAGCGTCTGCACCAATGCCGATGCTGTCCACCGCCACGATCGCGTTCTCTCGGAGCATCCCGGCAGCCAACGCTGCGACAGAAGGTCCGTCTGGTGTTTCTTTACCTGGTACGACGATTAGCTCATCGAACCATGCGGCATACCGCGGTGCGAACACCGTGTCATCGCGTCCGCCGCGCGCCACATCCAAACCGATGCACGACAGCGGCTTATCGCCTTTGCCAGAACGCCAGCGTTCATTTGCTTCGAGCACCCATGGCGTTGGGATCACTTGCCACTCGTCGTCCTCTCGTGCCGCCATGAAGTTGCCGTCGCGGATCGCAGAGCGCAGCGGCTCCGGCATTGCGTCCAGCGTGGCCTGGTAATTCGTATCAACCAGGAACGGGTTGTCGGCCAACGCGGCCGGTATAAAGGTCCGCGATCGCGGCACATAATCTTTATGTTCGAACGTCCGGACATCGTCGGGGCCGTCCACTTCCATATCCCGGCCATCCGGATCAATAATGAACCATCTGAGCTCGCCGTGTTCGGCGGGCCGCGTGTGCGTGATATCCAACCACGGCCTGAACATTCCGATCACCCAATCCCCGCCTGCGGCGATCGGTGGGTTCGATGCCATTACTGTGCGAACACGTTGGCGGCTCTCACCGCCGAGCTGTTTATCAGCCGATCGGTTCCAGCCCATCAGAAACCGGACAACAGGCTCGAGGAACTGACACGCCTCGTCGAACGCGATCAGGTCGTGCGGGTTGCCCTGCCAAGTTTCCGCGCGGTCCAAAGTCGACGCGGCGCCGAAGTCGACCACGCGATGGTCGAACTTGAATTGCGCGGGCGGCGCCGAGTTTAATCCCTTACGTGTTCCCGCCACGGCCACGACCCGCTCGATCAAAGCACCAAGGTCAGTGTATTGTGGCCGCAGCAATAGGCTGCGCTCGTGTTCGGTCAGAGCTAACCCTGCAATCAAATCTGTCTTGCCGCCGCCGCCCTGCCCGCCGTAGAGCAAGAGATCCGCCGAACTGTAAAACGCTGCCGTCTGCGGCCCAGGGTTGGGTATCCAGCATGTGTCACCGATGACGCTCTTGGCTTCTTCATATAATCGATCGACTTCTTCCGGCGGTAAGCCGTTTAGCTTTTCGAGATACGCGTCAAGTGTCTGGAGCATTGGCTCCTCTGCTCAAGGCAGCCGCAATAATGCGCGCCTTCTCTTCCGGCGTCGCTTCGATGTTGACGACGGCCTGGCGAACGTCGTGCTCGACGCGATCGCGCCAACGCCCCGACTGGCGGTTCTTCAACCAAAAGATGGCCGCGGTGTCACTTCCGTGGAATCGTTTTGTGATCACGGACGGTCCGTCTCGCGTCATCACCTCTTCTTGATAATTGTAACCCGCGGCCCTTTCCCGTAATGCTTGCTCCACGACCTCTGTATCAAATCGATCTCGGCCCCTTTTTATGGACTCGCAAAAGTCCGGATAGTTATTCTTCCAGCGATAAAGGGTCGCCTCGTCAATCTTCAACGCCCCAGCAATCTCGCCGTCGGTCATACCAATCAGCGAAAA